GATGTCTATGGTGGCAACACGTTTAGCTTCAACACGTATCATTTGCAATGCAGCTTGCACGTTTTGCATTTGTGTTAGTGCTTGTGGGTTAGCTTGTACTTGCTCGGCTGTAGGCATGTCTACACCTGAAAACATTGCAACTGTTGCAGGTTCACAATGTTCTGATATAACTTCACCGACAATTGCGATGACATCACGTGCAAAACGTTGTACTTCTTTTTGCATTTTGCGCACGCGCGCACCTGCCCAATTGGCTTTTAAATTTTGCGCGCCTAGTGTTTCAGAGGCTTTAGATACACCACGCACAATATCAGAAAAGCCAGTAACTTCGTATATTTCATTTTTACACACTTCTCTCGCTTGTTGCAACTGTACTAGTGTTTGGATAATTTGATCTAACGGTAACCACTCAACATTACCTTTAATGCCGCCAGCCTGAGCAAATGCCGCCCAACTGTCAATAGGTATCATTCTGTTACCCGATGCAGGATTAAGTAAGTCGGACAACTTTTGCTGCGACCCGTCAAACACACCGACTACGCGCAACGCCTCACCTAACAATCTAATGCGCTTAGTCAGTACGTTTAATGTATCCGCTTGAGTTTTGTATTGCGAATAAAGAGCGCGCGGTACAAAACTACGTGTGTTAGCTATGGCCCGCAAAGGCCTAGGACACGGAAAAAAGTTCTTGAGCTTTAAAGGGTCTTCTTTTTTGTCTAGCAGGTCTGACGGATAACTTTCGCAATACCAGTACGCTGACTTACTTGTTTTACACCAAATCTCCCAAATTTCTGCCGTATCGGAACCAACATCTGCATCTCGTTTGGTAGTTTCTCGTGTCAAATAACTTAAGCCACGAGCTTTTTCTGCACCAAAACGTTTGGTAGCTTTCTCCTTATTCATGTACGTGCGTTTTGCCACCCACGGAACAGTTTTCCAATTACGTGACGTGCCGCAAACCCAATCTTGCCAATAAATGTAGTCGATTTTAACCATCTCATCTAGCATTTTAGACGAGACATTGCCTTTTTCATCTTTAGTATCTTCAATATTGGGTTCATAGCGTACCCAAGCAACACCAATACCGGGGAGTAAGTAGTCTTCGACTACGCTCTCCATAACTTCATCAATATCTTCTTCTTCTATGACGTACTCAATACTACCCTCTAACAGTCTTGCCATCATTTTAGATTGAGGATTATTTGCGTCTCGGTTTCGCATCTTAATACGCACTGTAGGACGCTGCGCATACAAGTTTGGTCTAATTGTTTCCGTTGACGAATACAAAATATTGTACCTATCCTTAGATACTACCTCATTACCGTCGGACTTTTGCATGCGGTACGCATCTATAACAGTGTCGCCCGCGTCCCAGAACGTTTGAAAACGGCGTTTAGCCTTAGTTATTTCTTCCGACCAGTACGCACGCTCACCTGTTTGCTTTTCAGGGTCTTTAGCCGTTTTATCTTCGTACATTAGTCGTCATCCTGTTCATTGGCTTCCCAAAAGTCGTTCAAAGTCGCATTTTGGACTAGCTTTATATTGTTTGTCGGTGGTGGCAATGCCTTAGGGCGTCTCCAAGGGCGGCTCATTAGGCCGTATCTAAGGGTATCTGGTGCATGATCCTCGCCGTCGGTATCGCAATCCTCCGGGGTTTTCAAGTCATGCTGAAGCGCCGGGAGTGTTCTTATCGTATGCACGCACGTTTTGAAAAAGAACACCATTGGCGTACCGACACCATAGTTAATATCTATATCACCGTCTATACCGCACAAACGATCACGTACGATATCCCACCCACCTATACGGTTATTGTCGGCGGGCCTAAAACGTACTTTTTCTTCAGCCATACGCTCCGCGTGACTGGGACCACTGTGTTTACTAAACGCACTGGGGTCGAGAACACCATACGTTATGTTTTCATCTTTTTCGTATTTTGCTATGCTTTGCGCTACTCGCGTTGCGGGCCATCTTAAACCTACATTTGGTGTACCGTTCCATCCGTAAAACTCTCTGTACACAATTACTGCGCCTGACGGAATATATATTCCGTTTGGTATTTGATAACCTTCAGTACATGTTGCAAACCATAATACACAAAATGGTGTTGCACTGCCCCAATCCATAGAGCGAAAACGTAACCAATGACTAGGTATCTTAAATGGTTCTAGTACGTGCTTTTCGACGCTGAACTCAGGGTAGTATGCGCCTGTAATAACGGACCAGTCACCCTCTAACCATGCACGTACGAGTTCCGGACTACCAATTTCGCGCAATCGTGCAATGTATCCGGGATCGTTGTCCAACAACTTTTTGTTGTCATACACGCGCGACGGAATGAACATTTTAGTTGTTACATAGTTGTCTTCGTCAGTATTTGTAATCAACTCCATGCCTTTAGGCGCGGGATCGACAAAGTACGACTTAACAGCATGATGACCGACACCGCCCGGGTTTGCAGAGCATCGAATACGTTTATTTTCTACCCCGGACGCCGAACGCAAACAGGCTTTAAGTTTTTTGTACGATTTTAAATTAGGCCAGTTTGTTAACTCGTCCCAGCCAATCCAAGTGTATTGGTGACCTTGATACTTGTCACAATCACTTTCGTTTTCAACGTGACGCATTTTAAGCGTAGCGCCCGACGGAAACACAAACGTTTTGTCAGCTACTTTAAATGTAGCACCGTACAGTGTGTATATCTCTTTTGCGCGTGTAATCAGTTCTTCTAGCTCTGGATACGAGCGCCGAAAGATAATACCGCGCCACTTATCGCCTAAGTCAATGTCCTGCAAAAAGTCACCTAGCAGAAAGTCAGACTTACCGCCACCACGCGCGCCGCCAAACATAATTTCATCGGCAAATTGCGCTGCGATAGCAAGTGACTGTGGCCCCGGCTGCGGCTCCCAAGCATTCATAACTCAATACCTTTAAAGGCATCTTCTACCGATGTATGCTCCACATCTATGACTTCAGTACTGTCATGCTCTAGTGCAGGAGCGTCAACAGTAGCGCGTTTCATAGTCAACCACTCATCGTATGTTTTAGCACGTGGCATTATATTAGCCACATTTACATGTACGTTTATGCCACTACCACCTTCGCCATCTTTGGCAAACTCAGGTACTTTGGCTTTTAGCAACGTTTGCAACAAACCGTCAGAGTACACTTTATCATAGCCGACTACCTCACCTTTAAAATATACTGCTTTATCAACACCACGTGTGGCGCGCTCAATTGCAGCACTGACTAATCCTTGCGTTCCGACGCGCTCGGCCTCAGTCAACCGATCATTGACGATCTTGTCATCTTTACGCCATTGATTGATAAATATCAGCGACACACCGACGGCCTTAGCGGCTGCCAGCACATCGCCGCAATTATTTTGAAGTTGATGCTCGATAAGTTCTAATGTGGTTTCACTGCGCATAAAAAAGCCCTTACGCCCGTGAATATGAGCGTAAGGGCCACGTTGTCAACCGGGCTTAGCTAGAAACCCGAGAATCCTTGCCAGTTGCAATATACACCCCCCGTTACGCTCGCCGTTGCGGTTCCCATCTCTAAAGGAGTATTGGTGCTTAACCGCAACGGCGTGTTAAACTTAATGTCTATTACTTGTAGAATACCTACAGTCGGTATGCGAATGCGCCAGATAACTGTACCGCCCACACCATCGCGTAGTTCTAAATCCGTGGCCGCACCCAACGCATCGGAATAGCACTGACCACCCATTACGTGTATGGCTCTACCTGATACGGCTGGAAACACTGTGACGCCCGTTGTTGAGTTAGTAATGCCGCCTACTGGCGGCGAGTATCTAAGCCATCTCTCAGTGGTACCGGGGAGTACTACCACGCCTAGGGATTGTTTTATGTTTCCTGTTGATTGTTCGGTATATGTTCCAACGTTTCCGACGTTTTGGGCTTTTGCAGTTGTCGGGATCGTTAGTAGCGATACACCTAATAGTAGCATAAGGGCTAACCAAACTAAGGCTAGTTTTTTGAGACCTATCATAGAAATACCCCTTTCTGTTGTTGGGTTTTGATGTGCTATTTTAGGCCGGGGGCTAGGTCAAGAGAATATTTGTCGCATAGGCATAAGTGTATAAACATAAGTGTATAAACATAAGTGTATAAACATAAGTGTACAGATTGTACGTAATGAAAACTGAAAAAATTATATGGGTGGTCGAACATAAGTGTACAAATTGTACATAATGAAAATTGAAAAATTTTATATAGATGTTTGAACATAAGTGTACAGATTGTACATAATGAAAACTGAAAAATTTTGGTGCGTGCGTGTCTGTAACAATTACCCCCTCCCCCTGCCCGCGAAGTACGTGGCATACCCTACGTATGTTTATAAGCGTACAAACATAAGTGTATAAACATAAGTGTATAAATATAAGTGTACAAACATAAGTGTATAAATGAGTATAAGTGTACAAACATAAGTGTATAAATATAAGTGTATAAATATAAGTGTATAAATATAGGTATAAGTGTATAAATATAAGTGTATATTTTGCGTCGTTTGCCTGTTTTGCGGGTTATACCGCGCCAAACATACGCTTATAGTTTGTTTTGCCATACACTTATCAGGTGTTTATTGGAAAATCGCCGATATTACAACTTTAAACGAGAGTTTAATGATACCAGAAGGTCACGAATAGGATAAACCCCGTATAAAGTTGCTGAGGATCGATTAGCTACCTATATACATATATGTATATATAGTAATAAACCCCTTATATAAATGTAATTAGCCATGCGAGAGACACACACCTACCTACACAAAAGACGCGATTTGGAATTGAGGCAATTTTTGCAATCTATTAAACTCTCGTCTAAAGTTGAACATCTTGTTTTCATTGATATTTTACCCCAATATATGACTGCACAAACAGCTTTACGCTCACAGCTCACCGAGCTAAACTCTCGTTTAAAGTTGAAAATAGTAGGAGAATTAAGCAAATGGCTCATTCATCTTTAGATCAGCGCCCTTGGCTACACGATTGTGGTGTATGGGGTGAGCGGGTGAAAACTGAAAACATTGTACATGCTGATTTGTACGCATGGCATGGCGACACATTTGGAATAGTACTGAGCGCTGGAGGCAGGACTTTGATATCGGCTGACATATACGCAGTTAGAGATGATGCATTAATACCTTATTCAGGCGAGGCAATAGACACGCGCTTTGTAGTACGCTGGACAAAAGATAATAACAATATGTTTAGTCGCGTGCATGGTACACTGCTTAATATGGCTCATGCGGGGTTTGAGGCCATTAAACCGTACGGGTACGTCAAAATGTCCATACATTGCCATTACGTGGTCGCGACCGATGCTAACCCGTGGCCGCGTGGTTGGGTTAACGAGTATGGCGCTAAAGCATGGCGCTAATCACGTACGTGGTGACGTACTGCAAAAAGATGTTGACGCGTACTAACTTTAAAACTAGTATGTTTTCAGTCACAGGAGATAATGACATGACACAATCACTTAAATCAGACCACCGACACGTTATCCAGTATAGCCACACTGAGACACGATGTGGCTCAATCCTTCGCGAGGTATGCGCCATTGGCGTGATCATACTAATCGCACAACTATTTTTCGGTAGGTAGTACAATGTCATTGGTTGATTTTGATCAAATCCCTACAGGCCGTGTCATGATGGTAGCGGCCCCAAGGTTTGAAAAGGACCTTTTCGGCCTTGAGCGGCGATTGGCGTATAAGAGCACCAAGCATTGCTACCGCATAGACATTGTCCGCGACGCATCGGGCGCGCTTGTATGGTGTGGCGAAATAGACGGCAAAAGTTGTGATCAATGGACCGACATACCGACTAAGCTGCAAAAAGTTATCAACCAAGTAATATTGCAACTCAACAGCAAAAATGGAGTATGAACGATGACAGATAGAAACGTGACTTTCACAAAGCGCGGCGACTATTATGAGTATCAGGGCGAATTAGCCGACAAAATGGCTAACGCTCTTAATAT